GATGTGTCACCTTTCTATCCTGATATGAAAGGTAACTTCAAACTACCTAAGAAACTTGCCGCCTTCTATGAGAAGGACGGTCAGAAGAGGGCAGCGAAAGAGGCAATCTATCAGGAATCACATAACAAAAACTCACCAGTATGGTATACTAGCTCTGATAGAGACAAACATCGTATCAGATTCAAACTTATTATCACACAAACAACATAACTATGGCAGGTTTTGGTAATGCAAAGGAGGGATGGGCGGAGAGATCGCTAGAGAAAACATCCCGTGAGTTGAAAGCACTCAGAAGCGTCATCGAAAAATACAAAGACGATCCCAAGGGTCGTAAGAAGATGATGAAAAAGATGAAGAAGTACTGGAGGTCCAACCTTGCAGAGGTGCATGGTATGGATAACAAACCTGCTAAGACCCATCACATGGGTGGTGGGTTTGTGCCTGTAGGTATGGTGGAAGACCTGGAGGCAGTCCAGAAGTTGATTGCTCCTGAGACTGTCCCTGAAGAAGAGATGAAATCTGAAGATAATCTATCGTCTGGACAGATGTCAGAGATTCGTGATATGCTATCTAAGTCCAAAGGAGAAGACCATGATCAATCTGCACCAGAAGTATAACCATTACCTAAACACTAATCGTTTACTTGACTGTGCGGATGTCCATGAGCGTGTCATCTCCTACGGATGGACGGATGATGGTAAGGACCTGACTGGATACTATGTGTTGACAGAAACCTACGCTCTATACTATAATCTTTCCGAGCAGTTGATCGAGAAGGTCAAGCGTTGTCCAACTGGCACAAGGGCTTGACGTTTTGAAGAAAAACTGTTATAAATAACCACCTGTGACGTTTGTTACAGACTGTAAACAAAACGGGGACATGTCGAGTCTCCTATCATCCGTGGGTTAAACTCTACGAGAAACAACAAAGGAAAACAAACAATGATTAAAACTGCAATCGCAACTCTTGCCGCTGCTGCTGCTGTGGTAGCCCCATCTGCTGCCCTTGCTGGTCCGTACGTCAACGTGGAAACCAATGCTGGTTGGACGGGCGCTGATTACACTGGTGCCGCGACAGATTTCCATGTGGGCTACGAAGGTGCTCTTGGTGAAAGTGCATCCTACTACGTCCAAGGCGGTGCTACGCTGGTCTCCCCCGACGGTGGCGACAGTGATACCGTCCCTTCAGGTAAGGCAGGTCTTGGCGTCGCCGTGACCGATGCTGTCGGTGCTTATGGTGAAGTGTCCTTCGTGGGCAGTGGTGATGATGATATCGATCGTGGATATGGTGCTAAACTGGGTCTGAAGTATTCCTTCTGATATATAACTTAGACGGAATCTGATGCTCCGCTGAGGGTCCTTCGGGACCCTTTTTTATTCTCACTAACTGATCACCATGGCAAATAAACCAGGCAGCACTGCAATCTACACTCGTAATGGGTGTCCTTTCTGTACAAAAATCAAAGAAGTATATCGAATGAAGGGTTACTCCTTTGCAGAATTCACTTTAGGTGTTAACTTTACAAGGGAGCAATTCTACAAAGAGTTTGGTCCTGGTGCTACATTCCCACAAGTCCTGATCAATGGACGTAAGATGGGTGGTTGCACCGAAACTGTCAAATACCTGAGGGAAAACAAACTACTGTGAAGAGAGACCCAAGTGAAATCTATCAACTGGTAGAGCGAGCACTCGACGAGGCAATGCTCAACCAGAGATTCCTATTCAAAATGTATAACTATCTGAAGGCAGGTAAGTGGACACGACGTGAGACAAATGAATTCATTGAGTCATCCACTGCTGCACAACTCAGCAACACAGTTGAAGAGTTGAATGGATATATCAAGGGAGGTGACAAACAACTTCGCGAAGCGTATGGACACATCCCTAAACCAAAGGCACGAAAGATTCGTGACTATCTTTACAGCATCTTGGAGGATTCCTGGAAGTATCATGCAGAAAGGAAACCTGGAAGGCGCAAGAAGACCGCTAAATAGTATTCAACAAGACATATAGGAGGCATCATGGCTGATCTTTCGTTTCTTTACATCGCCTTCTTTCTTACAATCGGATCCTTTATTTTAGGATTCGTTTCGTCTTGGAATCTGAAGTCTGTGTTTGATCAATGGAAAGAGAGGGCAGAGTATGCTGCTGTTGTTATGCACCCTGAGATGATGGGTGAAGATGGCATGGCAGATCCTGCAGACCTACTCTACTTGCGTTTCTCAGATGAAGATGATATGATTGATGATGACGAGTGAATGTCCAACTACTATCTAAACAATGAAACTGATGATTTCTGAAGTGCTTCAGAAAGCACATAATGCTAAGACTAAAGCAGCAAAGATTAAAATCTTGCAAGATAACAACACCCAGACACTGAGGTCTATCTTCATTATCAACTTTGATAATACTGTGGTCCCTCGTGTGCCTCTGGGTGAGGATGTCCCTTACCGTGCTAACGAAGCACCTGTGGGCACCGAGCATACCCTGCTCGAAAAAGAGGGTAAGAAACTCTACCGATTCTTCAAGGGAGGAGATGATACTCTCCCCACTATGAAGGTTGAGAGTATGTTTATTCAAATGCTTGAAGGACTTCACTCCAGTGAAGCAGAAGTCCTGATCAAAGCAGTAAACAAAACTCTGCACAAGAAGTATCGTATCACTCTGGCAGTGGTGAAGGAAGCCTTTCCCAATGTTGAGTGGGGCGGTAGGTCTTGAGTAAGATCAAAGTACTTCAACATGACTGTCAACCTGAGGCAGCAGAAGATAGGACGTTACCTTATACGTCCTTCATTGTTTGCTACTTGATTGATGGCGCACAACATTATGATATCGTGACAAGCAGTAAGAGTGTTGATATCTTTGATCACTATTACGACCGCTACAAGAAAGACTTGAAGTGGTATAAACAAACAGAGGGAAGAGTTTCACCCAAACTATGGCAAGATCCAAATCAAAAGAAAGGAAAATGAGTAAAGATCAAGTGTATTTTGATCCCCGACGTGCTGCTGAGCAGCAGGTTGAAGACATCAAAGCTGTCATTGATGACGCTGTTAAGGAGCAAGAGGAGAAGGAAGATAAGCAAGCAAACATTGAGATGGGGCAGAAGATTGTGGCAGGATTAGGCACTCTATTTTTATCACCTCTAGTCCTTATGTTTGTTTGGAATGCATTCATTCCTGGACTGTTTGGACTTCCCGTGCTAGGATACTGGACAAGCATGGGACTTATTGTAATCTCTCGCGTGCTGTTTCCTAAGAATGACTAAATTTTATTCTGATCCTATTGAGCATACCTCTAAGGTCTGCATGGTATCTGTGACCCCTGATGCTGAGAAGCACATGGGATATGTTGCTCGCGTAAGCAATCCAAATAATCAAAACAATCCCAAGGTTGAGGGTCTCCTGAAGTATTGCATCAAGCATGGACACTGGTCTGTATTTGAGCAAGCATTCATGACCCTGGAGATCAACACAACTCGGGGACTGGCAGCTCAAATTTTGAGGCACCGTAGTTTTACCTATCAAGAGTTCTCACAACGCTATGCAGATACTAACCTGCTTGCTGAGTCTATTGATGTGCCTGACCTGCGTCTACAGGACACAAAGAATCGTCAGAATAGTATTGACGGTGTGCCTGCAGAGCAAAAAGCATTTCTCCAAGGTCGCATCCATCAATACTTTATTGAAGGGATGGATCTCTACAATGAATTGTTGCGTGAAGGAATTGCAAAGGAGTGTGCTCGCTTTGTGCTTCCCCTCGCTGCACCCACTCGTATTTTCATGACGGGCTCTGTGCGTTCATGGGTCCATTATATTGATCTGAGGTCTGGTCACGGCACTCAGAAGGAGCACATGGACATTGCTAACCTGTGTAAGGAGCACTTCATCTGTCAGTTTCCTACCGTTGCTAAGGCATTGGAGTGGGAGTGTCAGTCGGATGACTGTGGTTGTGACAAGGAATGCTATGATCAACCCGCTATCCTGATTGAGTGATGAAACTAATTCGTTACATGATTACTTACACACTACCTGCTACAGGTAATCGTCACCACTTCAGGATCGTGGAAGCACGGTCTCAGAGTGAGTCGAAGCAACTCTTCCAAGCAGACGTGCCCACTGCTAAGTATATTTGTAGTTCAGTTATGCCTCAAGGCAGGAGTTTGTAATGCCTACATACAATGTAAAGAACCTTAAGACTGGAGAGAAAAAAGAATTCCGCATGACAATGAAGGAGTATTGTCAGTGGAAGGAAGACAATCCCGATTGGGACAAAGATTGGTCCGCTGGCATTGCTGGCACCACCTATGGTGAGCCTAAGCAATCAGACGGATTCAAAGAGGTTATGCAAAAGATGCAAGCCGACCATCCTAGAGCAAACCTGTCACGTTACACCTAAACCAACACTCTATGCCAACATCTGTAAAGTCCAAGACCCGTCGTCGCTCCATGAAATTGGAGACACTCACAGCAAAGCAAATGAGAAGAAAGAAACCCATCAATCTTGAGCACCTAAAGGATATCAATCCGCTCACAGAAAATCAAGAAACCATCTTCAACTCTTACGCTGAAGGTAAGAACCTCGTATTGCATGGTGCTGCTGGCACAGGTAAGACATTCATCAGTCTCTACCTTGCACTCAGAGAAGTCTTGGATCCAGAGTCTCCATACGAAAAGGTATACATGGTCCGCTCACTGGTCCCTACCAGAGAGATCGGTTTCCTTCCTGGAGATCATGAGGACAAGAGTAACTTGTACCAGATTCCGTACAAGAATATGGTGAAGTATATGTTTGAGATGCCCGATGACAATGCCTTCGAGGCACTGTATGA